GATCAGGCTGTTAATAATTATAATGTCTACAAAGAAAACCACAGCCTATCAGAGGTCACAGATCTAACTACCCAATCTTTACGACAGGTGCAGATGGATATAATGAGGTGGGCTAGAGGTGAGAAGTCTGTAAATAACTATGATGATGTAAAGGATGGTCCGCTACTTGAGCTTGTAGAAAACGCCAAGGGCTTTGTTGATGCCAATCGCAAGCTCAAAGAAGTCCAAGACAAATACGGAAATCCAACACTGCCAGATGCCCCTCTGAAGGATAATAAGTGGGTTGAGGCTATGGTCAAGCGAGAGATTATGAACGCCATCGAGAACGGCAAGGATGGTATATCATTCAACAATGCAATGAACCAAGAGCGTCTTTACTTCAATAACACTCGTGAAAGACTTGGTGCGGGTGAAAGTGTTGATCAGCGTACACTTGAGGCATATGAGGGAGCCATCAAGGCTTATAAGGCAATTTATGAAGAGATGATACCAAGCATCCTCAAGAAGATTGGCAAGCAGTACGGTGTTAAGCCTCGTAAGATCGATATTAAAGATCCTGATTACAAGGAAGATGGCAAGAACTGGTATCTACCGATCAGCAAGCCGATGAAACGACAGATCAACAGTAAGGGTATGAACCTTTACGGCAAGATCAAAGATGGCCTGCTCAAAGAGGCTGAAGAGAGGAAGCTAAAAGGCGGCCTAATGGAAGGAGCTAAATATTATGCCTAAGTATTACGAAGAGAACCCATTTGTGGATTACGGCCTTAACTGGGTGTCTGATTTTGGGCAGAAGTTCTCTGACGGCTACAACGAGAATGATGAGGTTTACGCTCATACTGACTACTACAACAAGCTACCTGAGATGATCCGAGCAATGGATCCATCTATGAAGGACGTTAAGCGTGTTGATCGTGGTGAGCTTGATATGATCCTGAACTTCATGGGTGGCTATGATATGGCGGCTCGTGATCCTGCCAATATAGACAAGACTATGCGACTAGCAAAGGCGTACCAGTTTGGTGATTACGGTAGCCGTCCACATGACGCTATCGGTGATTACTGGGAGAACATGGCCGGCATTCATGCCTATACGCCAGATACAGGGCGCATGAGCGATCAGGAATTGTACAACTTAGCTAAAGAGTATGCTCAGTTGCGTATCAAGAACGGCATGGGCCAGAAGTACGATAACGTCAATATCGGCGACAGGATCGATCCATTGGCGTATGAGTACATTGTGGATAAGCCATTTGGTGCATTGATCGACTACATGGAGAAGTCGCGAGGTATTAAGTAATGGCCTGTAGTAAAAAGAAGCGTACATCTGGTAAAATGAAGAAAACCAAACGAGGTAGTCGCTAATGGCGATCACAACATATTCAGAGCTAAAGTCAGCGGTAGCGGATTTCCTTAACCGTGATGATCTGACTTCTACGCTCGACACATTTATCGATCTGGCTGAAGTACAGTTAAACCGTGATGTACGCCACTGGCGCATGGAACAGCGATCTGAAGCTGAGATTGACGATCAATACCTGACACTGCCTTCCGACTGGCTAGAGACTATCCGCGTAACCGTGGAAGATACTGTGCCATATGCGCTAAACCTTGTATCACGAGATCGTATGCAAGACCTGCGCTTTAAAGGTAGCAACGTATCAGGTAAGCCTGTTTACTATGCGCACATTGCAGGCGAGATCGAACTCTATCCGACACCAGACGCAACATATGACATTGAACTGTTATACACACAGAAGATCGAGGCGTTGTCGGACTCTAATACATCCAACTGGTTGCTTGTAGAAGCGCCAGACTTGTATCTATATGCCGTTTTGTTAGAAACTGCGATATACTTACGGGATGATGAACGCATCGCGGCATATGCTGGGATGTATCAAAGTAAACTAGCCGCACTAAATGCAACTAGCGATAAAGCTACTGTTAGCGGCACTGGATTAAAACTAAATATTCGGAGCTACTAATGAGCTTTTCAAACTACCTAGAGACTGAACTTCTAGATCATGTGTTCGCAGGCAATGCCTACACTTCACCATCAGCAGTATATGTATCACTACACACTGCTAACCCAGATGAAGATGCGTCAGGCGCTGAAGTATCTGGTGGCGGTTATGTACGTCAGGCAGGTTCGTTCTCTGTTTCTGGCAACACTGCTACTACTACTGCGGCTATCGAGTACCCAACTGCGACTGCTGACTACGGCACTGTATCGCATATCGGTATTTGGGATGCATCTACTGCGGGTAATATGCTTGCATACGCGGCACTAACTGCATCTAAGACAATCACTAGCGGTGACGTATTCCGTATCCCTACTGGTGATCTAGATATTACTCTGGACTAATAATCCATGGGTCGCGTCTACGGTGAGTCTACATACGGTGATTCCTACTTTGGTGTCACCAAGTACCTAGATGGCGTGTCGGCTCCTGCGGCTAGTGCTAGCAGTACAGCTTCAGGGGTCTTCGTTATCGATGGATCAGCTAATACTGTAATAGCTACATCAGCTACTGCATCTGCGGCTGTCGAGGTATATGACGGCCTAGCATCCGGTGGCGGTTCTGCTGTCGGGTCTACTGCCACGGCTTACCGTACACGCAACGTCTCTGCTACATCTGCATCTACTATGACTGGATCTGCTAGTCTGCAATTCCTGTCTAATGGTGAGGCGAGCGTATCCGTATCTGCTAGTACAGACTCAACCGGTGAGCGCATTGCTATCGGCACTGCTAGTGTTACTGCTACGTCAGGATTTGATGCTAGTGCGAATGCTACCTATCAGCCTACGCTAGATATTAGCGGTCAGGCGGCAGTTACGGCAGAGTCACAACGAATTCATCAAGGCAGTGGCGTATCGTCACCTGCTCTAGTATTTGATGCCACAGGCCGATTCAAGTACGAACCACAAGAGCCTGAATATGAAATTTGGACAGAGGTAAGCTGAAATGGCTGATACTACTACTACCAACTATAGCCTTACCAAACCAGAGGTAGGCGCATCTGAGGACACATGGGGTACTAAGTTAAACACTAACTTAGACACTATCGATACTCAGCTTAAAGCTAACGCTGATGCGGCGGCGGCGGCACTACAGACTTCAGACATCGGCTCATCTGTTCAGGCATATGACGTAGACCTAAACACTCTAGCGGCGCTTGATCACGCTGACGGTAACTTTATTGTTGGTAACGGTACGACTTGGGCGGCAGAGTCAGGTGCTACTGCTCGCACATCGCTTGGTCTTGGCTCACTGGCTACAAAATCTGCTGTTGGTGCGGCAGAGATTACAGATAACTCAGTAGGTGCGGCAGAGCTTAACGTATCAGGCAATGGTACATCAGGTCAGGCACTTCTATCTGACGGTGACGGCACAATGTCGTGGGGCAGTGCAGGTGCTAACCCACCTACTATTCAGACATTCACTTCATCTGGTACTTGGACTAAACCTTCTGGTTGTAAGAAGATTAAAGTTACTGTCACAGGTGGCGGCGGTGGTGGCGGTGCAACAACCACCAATAACTACGGTGGCGGCGGTGGTGGCGGTGGCGGCGGCACATCTATCGAATTTATTGATGTAACAGCAGTATCAAGCGTTTCTGTTACCGTTGGTGGCGGCGGGTCTGGTGGTACTAGCAGTGGAAATGGATCTTCAGGCGGAACATCATCATTTGGTGCGTATTGTTCAGCCACAGGTGGCGGCGGTGGATATAAGTCATCAGTAGGTAATGGTGGTGGCAGTGCAGGATCTGGATCTGGCGGATCATATAATATATATGGGTCTAAAGGTGGGTCTGGGTCACAAGGAAATCCGTCTGTGCCTTCTGGTTATGGTGGATCATCTATATATGGCTTAGGTGGCTCTATGATAAGCGCAGACTGGGATAAAGGATATACAGGTGATACTGCTGTAGTTTACGGGGCAGGCGGTAGTGGTGGATTTAAGGTATATCCAACTTCATCATATTCAGGTGGATCTGGAAAATCTGGCATTGTAATTGTCGAGGAGTTTTATTAATGGATATTTTAATTCAAGACGGTAAAGCTCACGAGCTATTCCCAGATGGCGCACCAGAGTTGCACCCATCGATTGTTATCGTTCGTGATTACACTGGTGAAGTCGAAGAAGGCTACGACTGGGATGGCACTACATTCACTGCACCTGTCGAGCCTGAAGATACTCGCACATACGCTGAGAAACGTGCGGCTGAATATCCACCTGAGGCAGACTACCTTGACGCTATCGTTAAAGGCGATGATGCGGCAGTACAAGCATACATTGATGCGTGTCTAGCTGTTAAAGCTAAATACCCTAAGCCGGAGTAATAAGTAATGGCAGATTCAACTACTACTAACTACGGCTTAACTAAGCCAGAGGTTGGTGCTTCAGAAGATACTTGGGGCACAAAGCTCAACACAAACATGGATACCATCGATACGCAGATGAAGGCTAATGCCGATGCGATCAATAATATCGAGCTATTCCCGTCTGGCACCGCAATGCTGTTCCAACAGACATCTGCGCCTACAGGTTGGACTAAATCGACTACACACAATGACAAGGCTCTGCGTGTTGTATCTGGCACTGCAAGCTCTGGAGGTACGACTGCATTCTCTACTGCAATGGGCACGCCATCAGTCAGCGGTACGGTTGGTATTTCTGGTGGGCCTGCCGTTGGTAACTTGGCAGTGAGTATGTCTGGTAACGTAGCAGTAGGTAATACAACACTATCTGTAAACACCATACCAAGCCACAGTCATTCGCATACCCACCTTGTAGGCGCTCCTACAAACATTAATTCCAGAAATTGGTTTGCGCGTGGTAACGGTGATACCGGTGGTATAAATAGTAATAGTAATAATACTGGTAATAATGGTGCACATAGCCACTCTGCATCACACAACTTGTCTGGTACGCTAAACGGTGCTCCATCTGTTGGTAACTTGGCAGGTAGCTTAAGCTCTGCTACAGCCGCAATTAATGTACAATATGTAGACATTATTATTTGCATAAAAGATTAGTATGTTATAATTCACTGGATATCAAAATACTGGTGAATATATGTCTAAATCTAAAGTTGGCTATAAAATGCCAAAAGATGGTGAATACATACTAAGAGATGGATGGTACTGGCCTGATAACAGGTGTGTTAGAGGCCACAAATCTCCAAGAAATAGATTTAAGCACTGCGTTCAGTGTGTTAGAGATGATAGAAAAAAGAATGGTCATTACTCTAATACTGAAAATGCAAAGAGGTGGAGAGATGAAAACAAAAAGTCTCTCAATGAGAAGCGCAAGCAGTACAATAAAGAAAATCCAGAAAGGCGAATGGTTGCCGCGGCAAAAAAAACCGCTAAATCAAAAGGTTTGGATTTTAATATAGATGCATCTGATATAGTTATTCCTGATGAATGCCCAGTGCTTGGGATTAAGTTACAGATTGGAGTTGGAACTAGATCAGACAACAGCCCATCACTTGATAGGATTGTTCCATCTAAGGGTTACACCAAAGGAAATGTTATTGTGATAAGTTGGAGAGCGAACAGATTGAAGCAAGATGCTACAATTGAAGAAATGGATGCAATTGCGTCATTCTACAAACAACTTATTGCTACGAAGGATTAATTGTGAAGTTGGAAGTTAAAAACAATTGTCCACTGAACAATTTTGAGCCATGCAAGATGTTTGATTGTGCATGGTTTGTTCAGATGCGGGGCACTGATCCTAACTCTGGTAAAGAGGTTGATGATTACGCTTGCGCTATGGCGTGGACACCTATGCTACTGGTAGAGAATGCGCTTCATACTCGCCATACATCATCTGCGATTGAGTCATTCCGTAATGAGATGGTTAAGGCTAACGATTCGTCACAGGCATTGCTTCGGGCTACGGCAGAGGCTAAGGACAACTTTATCCAGTTTAAGGATGTGTCTGATGTCTGATTTTATCGGTGTGTACGAAAGCCTAGCATCAGATGATTATTGTGATCGTATGGTCGCACGATTAGACGAGCTACTAGAGAATAGCTCAGATAGTAATGACTGTGGTGAGAATGCCAATGGTGGACTGCGTAACCGAAAGGATGCCAGTCGATACTTTGATCGTGACGCACAGGATTTAGCCGGTGAGACAAATGGTGTACTGAATCAGGCTCTTGCACTGTATCAGGATGAGCACCCTGCATTAGGTATGAATGACTTTTACTCGATCACTTGTAAGGTGCAGAGAACGCCTCCTAAAGGCGGTTTTCACTTATGGCATGCAGAGCAAGGCGCAGATGGTCAGAATGCCGCACGATGTCTGACATGGATGATCTACCTTAACGACACACCGGAAGGTGAAGGTACAACAGAATTTATTGAACAGGGTCTACAGGTTCAACCAAAGAAAGGAACAGTGGTTCTATTTCCGGCGGCATGGACGCATACGCATCGAGGCAATCCTGTTTATACTTGTAACAAATACATTGCCACTGGTTGGTACTATTTAAGCGGAGCATAAAATGAAACTTACTATTATCCGAGATATGGGTCTTGTACACGTTGATGGTCGCGGCTATGACGAGCTAGACGTATCAGTAGTACCTGAAGATGTACATGCATTCCAGTGGGATGGTTCTGAGGGTGACATCGAGTACGTCTCAAACGAGATTCCCAATGAGCACGTTACGTCAATGCCATCATGGGCATCTAAGCTATCATCTACCGTCTACGCAAAACTAGATGCTGATGATCATGCAGAGCGTGTTGCGCGTGAAGAGCACGAAGCCTACCTAGCATCTGACCAGTACGTTAAGGATACTGCTATTGCAGAGGCAAAAGAGATTCTATCTAGCACTGACTGGGTAGTGGCTAAGATCTCTGAGGCACAGCTACAGGGTGAAGATACTGCACCACTTCTTACCAAGTATGCAGATGAATTAGCACAACGAGCTACTGCGCGTGATACAATTAATGCCAATGGCGGTTAATCGAGGTCATCATGGCGTTAATTCCACTTCAGCTACCTGCGGGTGTCTATCGTAACGGTACAGAGTTCCAGTCGGCAGGACGTTGGCTAGACTCTAACCTTGTGCGTTGGATCGACAATACGATGCAACCTATTAAGGGTTGGTCACAGCGTTCAGAGACATCTGCCAACTATCCATTGCGAGGATCTCTTGCATGGATTGATAACGCAGGCAACCGATACCTAGCGGCAGGCTGTGCCGATCAGCTAGTAACATACCTAGATGACGGTACTCTGGTAGATATTACGCCATCTGGCCTTACTGCCGGCTCTGCTGATGCGTCAGAGAACAACGGCTTCGGTGGTTATGTTTATGGTCGCGGCTACTACGGCACAGAACGTCCTGACACTAACTCTTACAATCCTGCTACCACTTGGGCGCTCGATACATGGGGTCAATACCTTGTGGCCTGCTCTGACGCTGACGGTAAGATCTACGAGTGGCAGTTGGATCGTGGTACACCTACAGTAGCGGCGCAGATCACTAACGCCCCAACAGGCAATAGCTCGATTGTAGTTACCGATGAGCGATTCCTATTTGCACTGGGTGCAGGCGGTGACACTCGCAAGGTCCAGTGGTCAGATCGTGAAGACAATACAACATGGACTCCATTGGCTACCAACGAGGCAGGTGATATCAGCTTGCAGACGTTTGGTGATATTCAATGTGGTCATCGTGTACAGGGTCAGACTCTAATTCTTACCAACCAAGATGCTCACTCAGCCACTTACATTGGCGGTCAGTTCGTTTACTCATTTGAGCGTGTCGGAACGTCATGTGGCATTATTGGCAAGAAGGCCGGTGCTACTGTGCAGGGCGCTTGCTTCTGGATGGGCAACCGTGGCTTCTATATGTATTCAGGTGGCGCAGTTAAGGAGCTACAGTCTGATGTAGATGATCATGTATTCTCTAACATTAACCGTACATCTGGATCTAAGGTAGCGGCAGTCACTAACTCTAAGTACAACGAGATTTGGTGGTTCTACCCATCGGGTGAGGCGACAGAGAACGATTCATACGTTGTGTACAACTACCTAGAAAACTTCTGGTACGTTGGTCACATCGGTCGCACATCTGGCGTGGATGCAGGCATCTACCGCAACCCAATTTACTTCTGTGGTAGCTCTAATACACCATACGATCACGAGACAGGTTACGACTACCATAATATCGATATGCCTTGGGCTGAGTCTGGCGCTATATCACTAGGTAATGGCGATAACGTCATGGTCGTGACCGAGATGATCCCAGATGAATTAACACAGGGTGACGTAGAGTTTAAGTTTATCTCTAAGTTCTACCCTAACGGTGATGAGTATGAATCGGATTGGCTACAGGCTGGTGCGCCTACATCAGTGCGTATTACTGGCCGTCAGATCCGACTCAAGATTCAAGGTAAGCGCCTAGCAGATTGGCGTGTCGGCACAAACCGTATCGAAGTCAAAGCAGGCGGTAAGCGATGAGCGCACCTAGACCATATGGCGGTGACTGGCAGGTATGGGGCAATCGACTTGTACAGTATCTTGGCACAGTGCGTGACAAGCTCACATATCGTCGTGGCGAACTAAAGGCTCCAGAGGACGGTATTCTATTATGGGATAACGACTCTAAGGAGCCGGTCATCTCTATCGATGGTGTGTATCGTCCACTGGTCATCCAAGATGGCTCTGGTATGGCGTACAGCAATACAAACATCACTGCGGTGGCTACCAATACGGCCTACGAGATTCAGTGGGATGGCATTGCTAATGCTGACGGTGTAACACTAGAGAACGACACAGAGATACACTTTAATGACGGTGGATTGTACTCATTGGCATTCTCAGTGCAGATTACATCAACAAACTCATCCTTAAAGGATCTGTGGTTTTGGCCTGCAATTAATGGCACTGATATCGCTGGGTCCACAATCAAGGTATCTATCGTAGATAACGGAGCGACAATTGTGATGAGTCGTACAGCGCTGTTTAGCGTATCAGCAGGTGATTACCTAGAAGCCAAGTGGGCGACATCAGATACATCAGTTACACTTGAGGCTCACGCGGCTGAGACATTCTGCCCTGCCACACCCTCTGTAACGCTCTCTGTGGCGAGGATTCACCAGTAATGCATGACGAGCTTATCCGATGCAGAAAATGGATTGAGGCGGCTCTCAGGTACTCTGGTGACACACATGATTTTGTACACATTGTTGATGGGCTGATCGAGGGTAAGTTCCAGTTCTGGGCTAACGAGCAATGCTGTGTCATTACCGAAGTTATCGACTATCCTAAGAAGCGTGTACTGCACATATTCTTGGCGGGTGGTAAACTATCCCATATTCGCGCTTTAGAAGAAAAAGCGGTAGAATGGGCTAAATCTATAGGTTGTAGCGCCTTCACACTCACAGGCCGTAAAGGCTGGGAAAAGGCTCTCAAGAATGACGGTTGGGATTATGCCCATACCAGTATGATTAAGAGGATTTAATTATGAGTAGTGGCGGCGGTACTACTACACAAGTATCAAAGACTGAATTGCCATCATGGCTTCAGGATGCGGCACAGTCTAACCTTGCGCGAGCTGATTACGTTTCACAGATTGGCTACGTTCCACAGTACGGTCTGGACGTTGCCGGATTCACTCCAATGCAGACAGCGGCAATGCAGAACACTGCTGACGCGGCATCTGCGTTTGGCCTATCAGCACCTACTAATGCTATGGCTGGAATGCCTGCACAGCAGACCAATAACCTTGGTTTCTCTGGCTACAGCTCTGGCGCATTGTATGACGATGCTTTGGCACAATTGGCACAGAATCGACCTGCGCAGTATGACGCAATTAATGATATGTTCATTGATCCAAATACAGGTCAAGCAGGTACTGCATTTACTCCGTTTGGCTCTGTTGCTGGCGCAGATGCATCTCAGGCGGCAAAAAACTTAACTGATTACTCACTATCTGGAAATTATGAAGATCTTGGGCACTCAGGCGGTTTTGATGCGGCTAATCCATACGACTCCGCTGACGCTTACAATAATGCGCAGAAGTTTAATGCTTGGATGAAGAGTCAAAAAGACAACCCACTTGTGCAAACAAGTTTGATCATGCAGGGTTTGAATCTGCTCAACAACAGCTATCTAAACTCACCTGAAGCCATGAACGCATCTCAAGGCGGCTCTATGCTTACCACAGGTACTGGCTCAACTGGTACAGTCGGTCAAAATAACAGCAACAACTGGTCAGACTGGTCTAGCGGCTATGAGACAGGATCTGGATGGGGTAACAATTTGAGCAGTGTACAGTCTGATATAGATAGCTCTGGTTACGGCCTTGGATCTGGTTCAGGCTGGGGTTGGTAAGGAGATTATTATGGGCGCATCAGCAGGACAAAACTTTAATGTAAACACTGCGGCCTCTCAGGGCTTGCAGGGTGCAATGGCAGGTACAGCGGCAGGCATGGGCTTTA